AAGGGTATGTACAATCAAAATTTCAGTTCAGATTCAGGTTCTAGTGACTTACGCAATCCTAAGTCGGTATGGCGTAATACAGTTAGGATTCGACCTGGAGAGCATGCAGTTATTCGTTTCGTAACAGATTTTTCTAATGGTGATATGTCTAGATTTCATGCTCTTCCTGGTATGACTGCCAAAGGTCAGCAGTTTACTACATATGAATATTGTTCACGGTTAAATCTTAATGAAAGTGGGCCTGTTATATCTACGCCATGTGAACATTGTATGTCTGGTGATGAAAAAATCGCTAAATCCACTTCTCGTTACCTTGCATGGGTATTCCACTATGGTACGTTCCATGCTGACCAGAATCCATTCTTAGACCGGGATGGACAGGTACCTTGGGATCAGGTGAAGTTAGGTAATCGGACATATTTCCGTGAAGTGGTGAAGAAGCCACAGTTATTGAATACGTCCTTTACTTTATTCAAGAATATTGAAGAAAAGTATGAACGCTATTCTAGTCTTTTAGGGCGTAATTTCGATTACAGTTCTAGTAGACCAGCTAATATTACTCAGTATTCTATAGAATTGTCGGACACAGCGGTTACCGATGATTATTCGCAAGAGATATTGGATATGGAGAAAGACTTACCTGACCTAGAACTTATAGCGGCTAAATTGATTGTTGAAGTTGATTTAGTAACACTTGAAGCCGAAAAGGAAGGCTTAAGTAAACAAGATGCAGACGATGCCTTTGCAAATATGGCTAATATGAATGTAGAGGAACTGTGATGTCAAAAGTTACTGTAGAGCTAGGTTTAACACTTAAATTGGCAACTGGTGGCGGATTTAATTTTATCCGCCCATCCATAACAATAAAGGATATAGATACAGAGCAAGAGGCTGGGCCTCAAATTGAACGTGCTTTGGAAGTGGTACATGAGGCGTGGGCTAAAGTTGAAGAGTCTATGACCAAGATAATTACTGAATCTGATGTATCAGAGAATGAATCATTGTTAGTTGAACTGGGTAGGCGTATGACTACCATGGAACAACAATTAGCTACTGTATCTAACGGTAAGGATAGAACAGGTTTTTAATGGTAACGGTTATCCGTAGTGATTTAGAGCGGAAGTTGACTACCATCACTTCCGCTTTAAGTTCTAATTCATCATATCCATTGCTTGGTGCTAATGCTCAAGGACAATTGAGTTTTTGGCAAGATAGTTACATGCCTATTTGGGATGGGGTACAAACAGAGGGAGACGATGAATTTACTTTCTCTGTAGACCCATCAGTATTTCGTACTATAGTGAGTGGATTTAAAAGCGTAGTTATTGATATAAAGGTCAACGCCAAGGGAGCCGTTGTTATCACTTCTGGTAAGTCTAGAGTAGTAGTACCATATTGTGACGGCCCTTATGACGAGATTCCTGAGTCCCCTGAGATGGAAGTAAGTTGTACCGTGGGAAGAGATTTTCTTCGGGCTTTATCTAAGTCTAAAGATTTCGTTTCCAAGACTTCTGAGAATATGGGATTGACTTATTGCTACTTGGGTAATAAAGATGGTAAGTTTTTTATCTCTGGAGCGGGGGCTATCTATCAGTATGCTACGAAGGTTCCATTTTCAGGAGAAACTCTATCTGAAATTGTTATGCCGCCAGAGTATGCTTCGGTGGTGAGTCGGTTATTTTCAAGTACGGATATACAGATAGGGCTTTCTGCTCAGCAACAACTTATTATGTCTGATGGCCCTACGTTAATCTCTACACGTATTTCTAGTGAGAAGTATCCGTCTACTGTTTATACTTTAGCTGAAACTGAGGGTGAACTTTTATTCACCGCCAATAAATTACGGTTATTAGAGACTTTTAGATTAGCCAATCAAACTACTAAAGAAGATATGGTGGGTATAAGTGGCACTAGGGATGGTTTAGATATATACATACCTAAGGCCGTTATTGAAGCAGAGTTGGTAATTGAAGATGTGGAGATAGTTAAAGAGTTCGCTCGTACTTATTTCTCTTTGCCATTTTTAATCAAATGTATATCTGCTTTTGAAGAAGAAACAATCAACGTGGAAATTTTATCTCAATGTAATGGAGCTTTTAGAATTGGTACAGGCACAGAAGAATTTACCATCCTACAGTCTATACAGTACGACGAACCTTGATGATGTTAGAGATTCAATCTTAAGCAGCAAAGATAATTTTGTTGCTGTCGATACTGAAACGACAGGATTGGATTGGACTATTGATAGGGCGTTTGGTGTCTCTTTAGCATGGGATGATTACGGAATATTTATTCGTAATACGGATTTTGGGGCAGATAATATTGGTAGACTGATGAACGCTTTGTTCTCATCTACTGAGAAGACGTTTGTTTTTCATAATGCTGAGTTTGACTTGCATATGATGAAAGTAACGTATGGTACTAATTTTCCAATTTCTCTTTTAGATACGATGCGTCTGTCCTATGTTGATAATCCAAGTTCTAAGCATGGTTTAAAAGAACTTGGAGAGATAGTGTTTGGGGCTGCTGCTGGGGCCGCAGAAGATGTAATTAAAGAATATATACATAAATATAGATTAAAAGGTTATCATCAAGTTCCATCAGAATTTATGGATCCTTATGCTGTATTAGATACTGTCCTTACGAAAGCATTAGCCCATATCTATATGGATGTTCCAAGATCTTCGGAAGAACGTCAAATAACTAAGATAGAGCACGACTTAATCCCTGTAATTTTTAAAATGGAAGACATTGGTATACGTATTAATACAGAATATGTCAATAAAATGATAAAAGAATATCGTGTGGAACAACGAACCATTCAGGATAAACTCTATCAGATTGTAGGATTTCCTCTTGAAGTTAATTCAAATCAGCAATTAGCTTCTTATCTTTATGATATGTTAAAAATCAAGCCTTCTAAATTAACTGAGACTGGACAACGAAGTGTTGATTCGAAGACTTTAGAAAAAATTAAGCACCCGGTTGGTACACCAGTAGTGGAGTTAGTATTACGTAATCGTAATTTAACTAAATGGTCTAGTACATTTCTGGAGCCATATAAAGATGTTCAAGGTCGAATTCATCCTCATTGGAATGCGATGGGTGCTGGCACTGGTAGATTTAGTAGTAGTTCTCCAAATATGCAGAATGTGCCTAAAACTTTAAGGCGTACTTTTATTCCTGATAATGAGTTTTTTGACTTTGATTACTCTCAGATTGAATTGCGTATAGCGGCCTCTCTTTCTAATCAACGTAATATGGTTCAGGCGTTTAAAGATGGAGAAGATTTACATGCTACAACAGCATCTTTAGTTTTTGAAAAGGAATTGAACGAAATTACTAAAGAGGATCGTCGCATTGGAAAAACTTTGAATTTTGCAACACTTTATGGGGCCGGTGTTAGTAAATTATCGGGTGATTTAGAGTTATCTAAATCACAGGCTGGAGTGCTTTTAAATCATTTACATACGGCCTATCCACAATTAAAAGCTCAAACATATTATTGTAAACTAGCAGCGGAAAGAGATGGGTATATTGAAACGGCGTTTAAACGTAAGTTACCTATTGAAGCAGGTGAAGAATTTAAGGCGTTTAATTATATGATTCAAGGTACTGCCGCAGATTTGATGAAACTTACTTTATTACGTACTGCTGAGTATGTAGAATCAGTAGGTGGAACGATTACTAATTGTGTTCACGATGAAATTGTCTTTGATAATCTTGAAGAAACTGCTATTAAAGATCTTCGACAGATTATGGAAAATTTCACTTTAAAGGGTGACGTGCCAGTGGTGGTTGATTTCCAAAGGTCTAAAGAATCTTGGGGAGATTTAATTGATGGATAATGGTATAGCGTCAATTGTTAATATTATTAACAAACAGTTAAAAACTAATCTTGTAGTTGGGGACGATGACGCATTAAATACAATTCGTATCCCTACTGGAATGCCAGCATTAGATAATATGTTAGGTGGTGGAGTACCACGACAAGCCGTAACAGAACTATTTGGTTATCAATCTTCAGGTAAAACTTACATCAGTCAACGTATTATTGCTCATGCTCAAACATTAGGGTATAGCTGTGGTTTTATAGATGCCGAATTCTCTTATGATCCTATTTGGTCATCTAATGTTGGTATCAATACTAAAGACTTGATAGTGTCTCGTCCTGATACCGGAGAACGTGCCTTAGATATTCTGTTGGCATTATGTGAACAAGGTGTGGACTTAGTGGTCTTGGACTCTATAGCGGCTTTATTGCCTACAGCAGAAGCAAAAGAGGGCATGGATCATCTTAGCATCGGTCTACAAGCGAGATTAATGAACCAGTTATTTAGAAAATTAGCTCCCTCTAATGAGAAGACTGCTGTTATACTGATTAATCAAATCAGGGCTGGCATTGGTGGTTATATAACTCGTGATGCCCTACCAGGTGGTAAAGGACAGGAATTCTTCTCACGAATTATGGTTCGTGTTAGGAAGGGTGAAACCATTGGTGACCAAAAAAATCCACAAGGGTTTTTCATAGAAATGAAAGCGGAGAAGAATAAAACTTATACTCCTTTGCTAACTTCTAGTGTACCCTTCTATTACACAGGTCTACCTGATACAGTTTATGAGGCATTTATGACGGCTTCAGATTTAGGTATAGTTGTTCGTAATGGGCCTCAGTATTCGTATCTAGATAAAACAACAGGTGAAATACTACATAAGGCTCTAGGTAAAGAAAAATTTCTACAATTGATGAAAGATAATGATAATCTTAGGACATCTATTGAAGAGGAAATAAGGAGTGCGGTATGACTACAGTAAAGACTTTAGCAGAAGATTTAAATAATATACTTCAGTCTTTTGGTTCCATGTTGGAAGGGGTATATTATATTGATGAAGATTTAGCGGCTGAGATGGCGGATAAGTTTTCTACTCGTCTTCATGATACTGCTAGGGCTATTTATGCTGACATGACTTCCGAGATTAGTGAGGGTTTAAAGAAACCTCCCAAGAAGCGTAAACGGCGTAATAAGATTGCTGAACCTGAGCTTATAGAACAACCTGATCGGGCTATTGGTGCTGAAGAGTTCCCGGTGCAAGAGAATACACTTCTCAATGTTTTGGATTCTGGTGATGTAGATTTGTTATCAGATCGGTTACTAAAAACTGAACGAATAACTTCTCGTGCAGGTGGCCCAAATACATCTAGTTGGGACACAGATAATCCTACTATGCGGCGTATAGGTAAATGAGGCCAGAGCCTCGTAAAAAAGATACTCCTGAACAATTTATGATGGCAGAATGGGTTCGTGATGCGGGTTTTGGGAGTATCTTAGAACAAGATTTTGAACCATATGTAGTGGATATATACATTCCCGATTTATTGTTGGCATTAGAGATTGATGGGCCATATCATATGAAACGTCGTGATGCATCTAGGGATGTATATATACGGGATAACTATAAGATAGAGATATGGAGATTTCCATTAAAAGAAGTGCGACAGTCGTTTAAAAACGAGTTTATTACACAATTAATAAAATATGCAGAGGAGCAAATAGATGCCTAAACTTAGTCAATTACTTAAAGATAGAGAAAAACATTGGATTGAATCAGCCTTTGATAACTATGATTTAACCCAGCAACGAGAATCATATAAACGTACACATTTTAGTCCTTCTCAAGCCCATCTATGCCCACGAGCGTTGTATTACTACATGTTAGGCTATGATCAAGACCCTATACCGTCTCAAAGTCTTCGTCGTATGGGTATTGGTACCGTCTTCCATGAGTTTATTGAGAAGAAATTAATTGAAACTGGTCTAATGGTATCTTCAGAGCAAGAGGTCACTTACGAGGATCCACTTATTCGTGGCTTTTATGATGCTATTATTAAACGTCCCGCAGATGATAAAGAAGTTCTGCTTGAACTAAAAAGTATGGCAGAACCTAAAAATCCTAAATATGCTCAATATCTTCCTCGTCATGACCATTTGATTCAGTGGAATTTATACTCGTTGATGACTGGAATTAATGAAGGAATCATTTTCTATATAAATAAGAATAATCAAGAATATATCATCTGTGAGACAGAACGTAATGATTCTATTATTGATACTACTTTAGAAAAATTTAGACAAGTAAAAGAGTATTTAGATAAGGGTGAATTTTATCCATATCAACCAGATTGGAAACATGAGTGGTGCAATTATCGTAAGACTTGTGAAAAAGATTATTTTATAAAAGGAATGTAACATGGTTAAAGTATCTACATTTTTACAAAAGACAGCGGAATTACATAATCTAGATTCGCAGTATCCTGTTCCAGAGTATCCTGAAGGGGGTCATTCTTATAAATTTCCTATGAATGCAGACCGTCTTAGTGACGGGCAAATAGAGGAATGGTTACTGTTTTTTGGTGCATGGCGGGGATACTTGTCATATAAGATTGCTGGTTTAGACAGTGAGCATACAATCTTGTCCGAAGGTTTTGATGTCATGCTATCTATTAAGATCGCTGAGTTAGAAAAACAATCTGATAAACGTTTACTTAAAGATTCATTGAAAGGTCTAGCTTTAGCTGAAGATGACCAACTTGAAAGTCTTAGAATTCGGGTTATTGGACTCTTCGCCGAGTTGAAATTGCTTAAAGGTAGACTCAGTCTTTATGAATCTCAATTTGAAACGATTAGTAGGTTGGTAACCAGGAGAGGTCAAGAACGTTTTAAGATATGAGTATTTATGGACTTGATTTAAGCACTTCTAAAATAGCCATTGCAAACCTTTCCTTAGAAGGTTTTGACGTGGTAGAATTAACCTTTAAATCTAGATCTTGGGAGACACGACTCAAAGGTTTATACGAACAGTTTCGTCCATGGGTTAAAGAACACGTCACTTCAGATGACCTTGTTTGTATTGAAGATATACCGTTAGTCCAGAATCGTCAGTCTCTCATTAAACTGGTTCATGTATTAGCTATGTGTCGTGTTGTATTCATGCATCACGATATAGATGTCTTTACTGTAAATGTGAAGACTTGGAAAAAGGATGTTATTGGTGACGGCGGGGCAGATAAGGATAAGGTGAGGTCGATGGCTATAAAGATTTTAGGAAATGATGTTAGTAAACTATCTCAAGATTCAATCGATGCCTTAATGATAGCTAAGTGGGGTCAATTACGTGTCACGTAATCTATTGGGACATTCGCAGTTATATAACTGTTAATTAACGGTTTCGGGTTTGTGGATCTGAGGCACCGAAACCGTTTTTATTTTGTGAAAGGAAGTGGAAATTGTGAAAGCAGCGACATTTAATCTAACGGATAATGCCTTGAAGATATTAGAACGTAGGTATTATCTAAAAGATGAGGATGGTAGTCCTATTGAGGACGCTGAGGGAATGTTTACTAGAGTAGCCCGTACTATCTCTGAAGTAGAGTATAAGTATGGGGCTAGTGATGATGATGTTCGAACATTAGAACGTGAATTTTTTGATTTAATGTGGAATTTGGATTTTATTCCAAACAGTCCGACGTTAATGAATGCGGGTACAGGCGAAGGGACGATGTCTGCGTGTTATGTAATGGATATACCGGATAGTATGGAAGACATAATGCGTGTTGCTCATGACCAAGCGATGATAGAGAAGTTTGGTGGAGGAATCGGTTTTAGTCTTTCTGCTTTGCGTCCTAAAGGACAGGTAATAGCCACCACTCATGGTAAGGCTTGTGGGCCTATCAATGTGTTACGAGTACTTTCTCAGGTAGGTACTATGATTACACAAGGTGGGAAACGTGATGGCGCACATATGGCTATTATGGAAGTTTATCACCCTGATATTGAAGAATTTATTCATTGTAAAAATATCGAAGGGCAAATTTCTAACTTTAATATCTCTATTGGTGCTGATAGTACTTTTATGGCTTCTGTCCGTGAAGACCGTTACATCCGGTTAGCATGGCCTTTAGATCGTACTTCTTATGAATTCCCAGTGGAAGGGATGGATGGACGTTTCATACGTGCTAAAGAGCTTTACAGTGCGATTATCAAGGGTGCATGGCTAAATGGCGAACCTGGAATGGTGTGGCTAGACCGTATCAATAGAGATAATTCTACTCCTGATTTGGGTACTATCAATGCGACCAATCCTTGTGGAGAACAACCTTTACTTTCAGGCGAGTCTTGTAATCTTGGTAGTATAAACGTTGGTAAGTTTATTTTTAATGATTCTTTTGATGAAACACGTTTTGCGAAAGTTGTTTCTACTTGTGTGCATTTTTTAGATAATGTTGTAGACGCTAATCAACATCCTACGGAATACACTACTTCGATGAATCAGGCTACTCGTAAAATTGGTTTAGGTATCATGGGTTTTGCTGATTTACTAGTTCGTACTAATACTCCTTATGATAGTGATGAAGCAATTAAACTGGCAGATCGTATAGGTTTTTTGCTACAACAGCATGCAGACCAGACTTCTAGGGTTATTGGCTCTCAGAAAGGAAGCTTCCCAGCTTTTGTTAATTCTCCACTGAATAAGGCTAATGGCGGTAAATGGGAAGCTATGCGTAATGCGTGGCGGTTGTCTCTGGCTCCTACTGGAACTATCAGTATGATTGCTAACTGTTCTAGTGGAATTGAGCCGTTATTTGCATTGGCATATAAAAAGCATAATATGTCAGCTGCTTTAGAGAACATGGAACTTTTTTATATAAATGATGATTTAAAAGACCGTTTGAATATGTCCGAATCAGAAATCACTGAGTATCTAAATGAAGGACATAGTATTGATGGGTTAATGGATAAGCATCTTCAGAGAGTCTTTGTTACCAGTGATGAGATTAATTATAGTAATCACATCAAGATGCAAGAGAAGCTGATATCTCGATTGCTTATGATCAAGCATGGGAAGCGGATTGCAAAGGGATAACCGTGTATCGACGTGGTTCTAGAGAACGGGAAGTTTTAGTTTCTACTGCTACTCCTTCTATTAGTCCTAGTGAGGCTTCTGTACCTACCACCTTGGTCGGTAAAACTACCGCTATGCCTACGGGTCACGGTAAGATGCGTGTAACGGTAAATTATAATAAGGATCAAGTACATGAAGTTCTTGTTTTAACAGGTAAAACAGGTAAATGTAATGCGGCGGATACTGAGGCTATGGGACGGTTAATTTCAACTGCTCTTCAGTATGGAGTGCCTATAGAAGTTATTACAAACCAATTGTTGGGAATTACTTGTTGTCCGGTATGGAATAACGGTAAAATGGTATTATCGTTAGCAGATGGAATAGGTCAGGTATTAGCAGAGTCGAGTGGGGTATCTATTCACGCTAATGGACATGGAGATGCCACTACATTGGAAAACTTCAAAGAGATAGTAGTTGGTGGTCCTCGATGTCCTGAATGTGGCAGTGTACTTTCTATGGCAGAAGGATGCGCTTCGTGTGTGGAATGCGAATACTCCCGTTGTGGGTAAAGACACATCTGCGTTGTAATTACCATACCATCATGATTGTTGGTATGGTAACTGCAGCGATTTCTGATTTATTGATTGCTATTGCTGTTTGGATTCTAGTTTTATATACACTAAAGTGAGGTAGAAATTATGCCACGTAAAACAAATATCAAGCGATTATGGGATGTTTTAATGATATTAAAACATGAAGAAGATATAGATGATGTAAGAAAAGTGGAGGAACGTAATCCAAATTGGCGTGAAAAACATCAACAACAAGTAGAGGATGTTTCAAGTGGAAAGATTAAATTTGAAAATCCA